CTTTTTAAGCAGTACCAAAAGAACCCGCAGTTGATCGTTTCTGCGACGTAGATAAAGAATAAAACTAAATAACACTTGACTCTAGGGGCCCTATAGGTTATACTTATAGGAGCTTTTACTATTGGAGTTCCCTTGAGAAAGACCCGTCGATATATATCCCTCGCAAAGAAAATGGCAGAACAATCAGACTATGGAAAGTTTAGACATGGTGCCGTTCTCGTTAGAGGAAGCTCAGTTCGCAATATGGCGTGCAACAAGCATCGCCATTGTCATTTTGGGAAAAGATTTCGCGAAGCGAACACGGGCAACGCAACACTCCATGCAGAATTGGGAGTTATTCTAGGAATGGATCGTTCAGTTACGCAAGGGGCAACCGTTTATACTGCAAGGGTAAACAGAGAAGGTCTCCCGCGCATGAGCAAGCCGTGCCCCATGTGTGAAAACGCGATGCGCCATGTGGGAATAAAACGAGTTGTATACACCGATAGAAATGGTAAAATAGAGAGTATGATACTATGAAGAAACGACTAATGATTGTGGATGCTTTGAATATGTATTTTAGAGCTTACATTGTCGATCCTAGCCTTTCCACAAACGGCCAGCCCCTCGGCGGGGTCAAAGGCTTTATGAAAATTTTACAGAAGTTGTCACGGGATCTTAAGCCCGATATGATTGCTATCTGTTGGGACGGCCCGGGCGGCTCACGCAAGCGCCGGCAAATTGTTAAGGAATATAAGGCCGGCCGGAAGCCCATTCGCCTTAATCGTGAAACAGATTTGTCCGAGAATGAAGAGCTTGAAAATAAGATTTGGCAACAGACCCGACTTATAGAATATCTTAATCAGCTTCCCACCCCTCAATTTATGTTTCCCGAAGTGGAAGCAGATGATGTTATAGCTTACGTAGCTGGGTCTAAGCAGTTTAAGGGTTGGGAAAAGATCATTGTTTCTAGCGACAAAGACTTCCTCCAACTATGTGATGGCGAAACAGTGTTGTTTCGCCCAATCCAAAAGAAAGTTCACAACCGAAATAATGTAATTGAGGAGTATGGAATTCATCCTGTTAACTTCGCTTTAGCACGCGCCATTGCCGGAGACAAATCTGACAACCTAAAAGGGGTACCCGGCGCAGGACTCCCTACTGTACAAAAAAGATTACCATTTTTATCTGAAGCAAAAGAGTATTCAATACAAGAGGTTATGCAATATTGCGAAAATATTGATAGTAAGGTACTCTTTTTTGACCGCGTAATAGCTCACCAAAATCTAATTATAACGAACTACAAGATGATGCAGTTATACAACCCCACCTTCTCCCTACAAAGCAGAAAAAAGGTAGACCATGTTTTTGAAAATTTGGGCTACGAATTTAATAGAACCGAAATTATAAAAATGATGAATGAAGATGGATTTGGTGTGTATAATTGGAATGACTTGTTTGCTATTATGAATCGCATTTCTATCGATAAAGCGCTTACAGTAAAATAAAATTCTACAAAGAGAAAAGAATGAATTCACAAGAGAAGGTTAATTTTTCGCGCTACGGCAAAGTATTCCAAGAACAACTGTGTATGGTCATATTAGATGATCGTCCTTTCGCAGATCAAATAGAAGAGGTTTTAGATGTTAATTTCCTAGAACTTCGCTATCTTAAGTTATTTATCAAAAAAATCTTTCAATATAGAAAGAAGTATGGTACACACCCAAGTCGACAAATTTTAGCCACCATTCTCCGGGCCGGTATCGAAGACGAAAACGAAATGACTCAAAAGCAAGTACGGGAGTATTATGCTCGCGTTATGTCGACAAAAATGGAGAATCTGGAATATATTAAAGAAACCGCCTTAGATTTTTGTCGTAAACAAAATCTGAAGGGCGCCATGATTAAGTCTATTGGGTTACTTCAAAATTCTTCATTTGATGAAATAGCACTTCTTATAAATGATTCTCTTAAATTAGGTGCTGACAACAACGAAGGTTATGATTGGAAAAAGGATTTTGAGGAAAGGTTTAAGCCACAGTATCGAAATCCAATACCTACAGGCTGGAATCTTATAGATAGCATATGTAAGGGAGGCCTCGGACAAAAAGAGTTGGGAGTGGTCATTGCTCCCACAGGAGCCGGCAAGTCTATGGCCCTTGTTCACTTAGGAACACAGGCGCTTATGGCAGGCAAAACAGTCATTCATTATACGTTAGAACTTCAAGACCTTGTGGTGGGTTCGCGCTACGATAGTTGTATTACTAAGATTCCTTTATCCAACCTGAGTTCTTTTAAAGAAAAAATATACGAAGACATTCAGGATATCGAGGGCCGTCTTATAATCAAAGAATATCCTACCAAGTCAGCATCTACCCACACCTTAAAGACTCATTTAGAGCGTCTGAGAATGAAGGATATTGCTATTGATATGATTATAGTGGATTATGCTGACCTTCTAAGGCCTGTGATAGCTCAGAGAGAAAAAAGAAACGAGTTGGAGTCAATTTATGAAGAATTACGCGGCCTTGCGCAAGAATATAAATGTCCCATTTGGACCGCCTCACAGACAAATCGCTCGGGACTAAATGCTGAAGTTATTACTATGGAGTCTATTTCAGAAGCTTTTAATAAGTGTTTTGTTTCCGATTTTATTTTTAGCATTTCCAGAACCATAGAAGATAAGCAGACCAACACAGGAAGAGTTTTTGTTGCTAAAAATAGAAATGGTCCGGACGGAATGGTGTATCCGTTATTTATGGATACAAGCAACGTTTGTATTAAAGTGCTGGATGGCGCCATAGACTCTGAGGAAAACGGAGTTAACGCTCAGACACAAAAGCAAAAGCTAGCCGAGAAATATAAGAGATTCAAGAAAAATAATGGAGGGTAATTGATGTACGAAGAAAATGAAGTTAGAGAGGAAACCCTTAAATATTTTAATGGTGATGAGTTGGCTACAAATGTTTTTATGACAAAGTATTGTTTACGTGATAAAAACACGTGCTGCGTGGAAAAATCCCCCACCGATATGCATCATCGTCTTGCTAAGGAATTTGCTAGAATAGAAGCCAAGTTTGTTAAGAGCGCCCTCACCGAAGAAAAAATCTATAGCTATTTGCGAGATTTTAAATACATTGTACCACAGGGCTCTCCCATGATGGGGATAGGAAATAATTATGTTAATGTGTCGTTATCTAACTGCGTGGTTATCGACAATCCGGAGGATACTATTTCCTCCATTGTGGACGCCGGCAGAGACCTCGCTAATCTTTTCAAGCGACGTTGTGGTGTTGGCCTCGACATTAGTGGGCTACGCCCTGATGGAGGCATTGTTAATAATTCTGCTCGCACTACTACTGGAGCTTGGAGTTTTGCTGATTTCTACTCTTATATCTGCCGCATGATTGGGCAGAATGGACGACGCGGCGCCTTAATGATTTCAATGGATATCCGTCACCCGGATATCGAAAAATTCGTGACAATGAAGCAAGATCTTAAAAGGGTTACGGGAGCCAACGTATCGGTAAAAATAAGTGATTCTTTTATGGAGGCTGTTACGAACAAAGAATCTTTTATCTTACAGTTCCCAGTAGCCACCGATAACCCTACTTACACATCCGAAATTCAAGCGGAAGATCTCTGGAATAAAATAATAGAATCGGCCACCAAGACAGCAGAGCCCGGTCTACTTATGTGGGATAATATTACTAAAAATTTACCCGCTCACGAATATGAAGATTTTAAGACATTGACAACCAACCCTTGCGGAGAAATACCTCTTTCGGCATACGATAGCTGTCGACTAGTTTCGTTAAACCTGAAACATTTAGTAAAAAATCACTTTTCAGAAAAATCAAAGTATACTTTTAATAAGCTCAAAGAGATCGTAGCTGTGGGAATGCGCCTATCTGATGACTTGGTAGAACTGGAGTTAGAAAAGCTACAAAACATACGCAAGTGTGCGGACACCGATGATGAAAAAAGTCTGTGGACTAAACTTTATGGCGCCGCATTCAACGGCCGCCGAACTGGTCTAGGTACTCACGGCTTGGCAGACGCTTTAGCGCGTTTAAGTTTAGCCTACGACTCACAAGAGGCTGTCGACACTGTAGATAAAATTTATTCTATCCTTCGAAACGTAGCCTATGAAGAGAGTGTGCGTCTGGCCCAAGAACGGGGGTTCTTCCCGGCCTTCGATTGGGCCAAAGAGGAAAATAATGAATTTATTAAGCGCCTTCCTGCTGACCTACAACAATTAATTTCTACTCATGGGCGCCGCAATATTTCTATTTTAACTAACGCCCCCACCGGCTCAGTTTCTATAATGTCACAAACTTCTTCTGGCCTAGAGCCTGTGTTCAGAAATTCTTATATTCGACGTCGCAAGCTTTCTCATAATGAACAAGAGATGGAGGCTGATTTTGTTGATGAGCTGGGAGATCGCTGGCTAGAATACGAGGTATTTCACCACAATATTCAAGAGTGGATAAATATGCACGGGATCTCCGATGAAGAGACTCTTCCTGCTTTTTTTGTAGAATCGGATGGAATCGATTGGGCGTGGCGTATAGCAGTTCAGGCGGCTATCCAAAAAAATATAGACCACAGCATTAGTTCCACCATTAATCTACCCAAAGACACCGACCCCGAATTGGTTGGAAAATTATATAGAGAGGGTTGGAAGCAAGGTCTTAAGGGGGTAACTGTTTACGTTGAAGGGTCCAGAAGTGGAGTTTTATTATCTGATGCGGAAGGAGTAAAGTTCCCCCACAATAAGGCTCCTAAGCGCCCCCAGGAATTGCCTTGCAGTATTCACCACACCACTATTAAGGGCGAAAAGTGGATCATCTTGGTTGGACTTCTAGAAGAAAGACCATATGAAATTATGGGAGGCCTTTCAAATTTAATCGAGATTCCCAAAAGAGACACTGAAGGTGTCTTAGTGAAACATCCAAGAAAATCAATGAACTCAATTTATGACTTAAAAATTGGAAGAAACGGAGATAGTATAGTAGTGAAGGATTTGGTAAAGGTTTTTGATAATCCTAATTATTCGGCCTTTACTCGTATGATTTCGCTTGGATTAAGATACGGAGCGAATATACACTATATTGTGGAGCAACTACAAAAGGATCGTGACAGCGATATGTTTAGTTTTGCCAGATGTATCGCTCGCATTTTGAAGAACTATATCCCCAACGGGCAAGAGGCTACAGAAAAAACGTGCCCTTCGTGCGAGACGGAAGCGTTAATATATGTTGAAGGGTGTGTAACGTGTCGCAACTGCGGCTTCGCCAAGTGCGGATAGGAGAAAAAATGATATTTACACCAGTTAATAACTATCTCTATGTGAAAACAGTAGAGAATAACGAAACAGAGGAAAACAACATTTTGTTACCTCAAGAATATCGTTCAGCCGATAATCCATTTGCCGTTGTTGAAATAATAAATTGTTCTGGAGAGTCGGGTACCCTCTGGGGGAACGGATTGAAGGTGGTAGTTGAAGCTCACATGCTAAAGGATATTCGACACAACGGTGAGAGCTTTACAGTCATCAAAGAAAATTATGTCATTGGCATCTTCTCTGAGTAACCGACTATTTATAATGGAGATCTTCCGATGAAGCTAGCAAGAGCGCAACTTAAACAGATTATCAAGGAAGTAATACACAGCCGAGATCGCTCCTTTATGCTACTAGCAACGCCCGGTAACAGTCTGATGGAGCGCAAGAGATTTCAGGGCCAATTCCAGAAAGTCCTTGATAAGCTCCGAGGAGTTGCTCCCGAAGCGGAAGGTGTTGGCATCCTTACGGCACAAAATCCTTTTAGTTGGAGAAACTCACCCCAAACTGCGCCCATAAGTGCTCAAGGCCGAAGTGCTTATAATCTAGTATCAAACGAAGCGCTTGAGAGAGATCTAAGAGATGCTGGCTATGAATTTTGGCCAATAGGGGGTCGATTTGGTGGGGATGTGGAGGAATCCTATTTGGTCAAAAATATAGATGCCGACGATGTTGAAAGACTTGCAAGAAAATATGATCAAGAAGCTTTTATTCATGGAAAGTTTATTAATATCGGGAAGTATGCCCGTCAAGGTGAAGAAGAAGAGAAAGGCCCAGACGAAGACCAGTATGAATCTCACTTCACCTATTATGATCTAGATTATGATCAAGAACGTGGAGCATATCCTGTTGAAACCAGAACTCGGATTTTCACCGATGCCGATATTCAATCCAGAGAAGATTTTTATTCTAAAGCCTCGGGTAAAAAGTTCTTGATACCATTTTTTGAGACAGACGAGTCTACCATGGTATTACCAAGGCCCACTAAAAGAGAATCGACACCTTAGTGATTGCTGAGCTAAAAGCTCAAAAGCTGGTTATTGGCCACAGCTTAAAGGCTCTGCAGTTTGCTCAAGATAACGACGCTGCCGTCTTGATTAATGAACAACAAACCCCCCACTCCATAGAAGAATCACAAGAATGGGAACAATGGCATCGTCTTACTTTTTTGCTTGGCATGCGTGGACTGTCTCCCATTCCTTCAAATATTAATAATATTCGAATTGAAAAGAATAAAGCTACTATTTCTACTGAAGCGCATCGTGTAATAAAAATAACCTTCGAGGAACTTTATATTTTTGACACTTGTCGCTTAGAAGGCTTGAACATAGAAACAAAAGTCTCGAAGTATTTAGTATACGACTGGTTTGATATAAAACGCGGAGCTAAACAATCTGTCGATAAAGTGATTAATGATGACGAATTTGTTAAGGAATTACATTTTTATACTTCACTCAGAAAAGACGGCAATGACGGTACCATTAAAGACTGCTATACTAAATCATATATTGATTCGCACGATCTAGAGAAATTTGAATTTTCGGAAACTGCCGCGCGGTTTGCTGCTATGAAATTAATAAAAGAAAACGACCTGAAAGGACCAATAAGAAAGTTTGGCGACAAAGTTCATTATTTAAATTTGGTGTTGGAGCATAATCGCCGCGAGCTTTATGAGTACGACAAAAAATATATTATAAATGAAAGCTTGCCAAAAAATGTATTTTTGTTATAATATAACTCTAAGTGAAACAAGCGCAACAGAATCCACACTCATTCCATTTGGCCGGGATCATTCCTGTTGCCGCCTCTACATCTGAATTCAATTTGCCGGGCCATGATGTGCTTATGCCCATAGCCCCTAATTATAGTCTTATAGAAAGAGCTGTTGCGGAGTGTTCATACGCCGGCTGCGAATCGATTTGGATAGTATGCAACGACGACATTGCTCCCCTCCTTAAACATAGGCTCGGAGAATACGTAGAAGATTTAATAAGTGTGGAAAGGGGTGCCTTCGTGAGATTTCCTGCCGAGGTGCGTAACACCATTCCAGTTTACTATGTACCGATTCATCCGAAACATCGCGACAAAATAGATTGCTATGCGTGGTCCATCTTACATGGAGCCAATGTGGCCTATTGGATCTGCCGTAGGCTTTCTCGATGGTTCATCCCCGATAGATATTATGTAGCTTTTCCCTTCGGGATATACGATCCTCTGCAAGCAAAGAAAGAAAGAAAACTAATAGCGTCTAAGAAGCCCTTTTATTTTTCTTATAAAGAAAAAACTGTTCGTGATGGAGTTCCCCTCGGATTTACTTTTGATGCTAACGAATGGAAACGAGCCCGAGACGTTGTTAAATCTAACTCAAAAACTTACTACCCCCCGCTGAAGGGGGAGCAGATGCCAAGCAAGAGATTACCTGCAGAAGAAAGACTTAAATCTAGGCATTATAATCTTCGCGATGTATTTAAAGAGGCACCCACCATGGAAGCACAAATAAATGAGCTAGATTGGTTTTATGACTTGACAAAGTGGGAAGAATATTGTAAACTATTAACATCTGGACATCATGAAGACCTGAAGCGGCCATACGGCTTTACCACGGGTCATCTACACGAAAGGGAAGAAGAATGAAAGATACACGAGACAAGAGAACAACATCATCAATCCCGTTTGTGGGATTACACGCTCATAGCGTAGCTGGTTCAATTTTTGATGCCATAGGCTATCCTCCCGAACATATGGATTTTGCATATCAGAACGGATCTGACGCCCTTGCTCTCACTGACCATGGAAATATGAATGGTTTCAGTTATCAACTTCTCCATTATAAAAAGATGAAAGCAGAGGGTAAAAAGTTTAAAGCCATTTTCGGGGTGGAGGCTTACTTCCTTCCTAGCCTAACAGAGTGGAGAGAAGAGTATAACAGAGTAAAAGAAGATGCCAAGCTAGCCAGAAAGCTGGCCAAAGAGGAAGCATCTGGGGCCACAGTGGAGGATGAGGGCGAGAGCAAGAAAGCACAAGAAGTCTTAAAAAGGCGTAGACACCTAATCCTTCTGGCCCAGAATCAAACCGGTCTAAATAATATTTTTAAAATAATATCTCAGAGTTACAAAGCAGAAAACTACTACCGCTATCCTCGCGTTGATTATGAAATGCTAGAGAAGTATAGCGAAGGAGTCATCGCCGCATCGGCGTGTCTGGGTGGCGTATATGCTGGTAATTATTGGGAAAATCGAGAAGAGGGCCCCGAAGCCATTTTAGATGCAATGCGCGAAACCACTCGACAGATGATAAAGATGTTTGGCGACCGTTGGCACGGAGAATTGCAATGGAATGGAATAGACGAACAGCACGAACTCAATCAGTATATTATTAAAATGCACGAGGAGTTCGGGATCCCCCTAATATCAACCGCTGACAGTCATTACCCTAATCCAGACGCGTGGAAAGATAGAGAACTATATACACGCCTAGGCTGGCTTGGTAAAGGGGGACTCCCAGAATATATATCTTCGGAGCTGCCAATAGGTGTTGAAGATATCGGCTATGAACTTTATCCCAAAAATGGCGATCAGGTATGGGAGAGCTACAAGAATTATTCAGATCTAAATAAACAAGAGTATGATGATGATCTAGTACTTGATTCAATTACCAGGACTCACTCCATTGCTCACGAATTGATTGAAGATTTTGAGCCCAACGTTGAAGTAAAGTTGCCAGATTTTGTTGTGCCAAAGGGTGTGACCGCCACGGGCGCGTTGACTCAATTGGCACTAGATGGTTTAAGATCAAAGAATCTACACAAAGATAAGGAATATGTTGATCGTCTGAAGATGGAGCTAAAAGTAATTAGTGATCGAGGATTTAGTAAATATTTCTTAACGATGAAAGCTATTGTCGACAAAGCCAATGCATGTCAGCTCACAGGCCCCGGCCGCGGATCCGCGGCCGGCTCTCTGGCAGCCTATGTTTTGAATATTACACAAATAGATCCTATCAAGCACGGCCTACTATTCGAAAGGTTTTTACGAAGAGACGCAACAGACTATCCCGATATAGATTATGATGTAGCTGAGCCCATGCAGCTTAAAGAAATGTTAGCAGAAGAATGGGGACACAACACAGTCGTTCCCATCTCCAACTGGAATACATTACAATTACGTTCATTGATCAAAGATATTTCTAAATTTTATGAAATTCCGTTCATTGAAGCAAACAAGGTTACAGGTGTGATGATTAGAGAAGCAACTCCTGACGCCAAGCGCAAGAATGGTATTCGAGCCGGAGTATATAATCCCACGTGGGAAGAAGTAATGGAATTTAGCCCCTCTCTTAGAGGATTCTTGCTAAAATATCCTCAGATCAAGCCCCACGTTGAGGCGTTGGTGGGCCAAGTTAGGTCTTGTTCTCGCCATGCTGGTGGTGTTTTGATCGCGAACGATTTAGATAAGCATATGCCGTTAATTAATTCAGGCGGAATACGGCAAGCCCCTTGGGCGGAAGGACAAAATGTACGCCACCTAGAGCCGCTTGGGTTTATTAAGTTTGATCTTCTTGGTCTATCGACGTTGCGCATGGTTGATGGCGCCATTAGACATATTCTCCGCAGGCACCAAGGGATAGAGAATCCAAGCTTTGAACAGGTAAAACAATTCTATAATGAGAACCTTCACCCCGATGTAATAGATTTCAATGATGCGGAAGTTTACAAGAACATATTTCATAAAGGAAATTGGGCCGGCGTGTTTCAATTCACTGAGGAAAAGGCACAGCAGTTTTGTCAGCGCGCTACTCCTCAAAGTCTGATTGACATATCTGCCATTACTTCTATTTATCGACCCGGGCCGCTGGCCGCGAATGTACACGAACAATACATAGCTGCAAAAAATGATCCCGAAGAGGTGTACTATCTTAATGACATAGTGAAGGACGTCACGGAAGAAAGTTACGGGTTCTTAATTTTTCAGGAGCAGATAGCCCTCTTGGCACACAAGCTTGGGAAAGACCTTTCCCTGGATGAGGGGAACCTTCTCCGCAAGGTTTTAACAAAGCGAGGAACAGGGAAGGGCGCCCAGACGAAAGAGAAGCTCCACACCAAGTTTATTGCCGGGTGTGTTGAAAAAGGCATTAATAAGTTTAAGGCCGAGGATCTGTGGAAAACATTTGAATATTTTTCAGGCTACGGTTTTAATAAGTCTCATGCCGTTTCTTATTCGGCAATTTCATTCCAGTGCGCGTGGCTTCTTAACTATTATCCCTCTGAATGGATGGCAGCGTTTCTCGACAAAGAGCCCGAGGCTCGTAAAGAGAAGGCTATTAATATTGCCAAGAGCTATGGCTTTGCCATTCAGAAAGCTGATGTGAACAATTCTGGAGACGTATGGGAAATTAGCGACGACGACGCGATGATGCTCATTCAGCCTTTAAGCTCTATCAAGGGTTTGGGCGACAAAGCTATCGAGCAAATTTTAATGCATCGCCCATTCGAAACCATCGAAGAATTTATCTTTAATGAAGAAATAGTTTATTCCAAATTGAACAAGAAGGCTCTAGATGTTTTGATTAGATCTGGTACGGCCGATTGTTTAATGGACGAGAGGTTTACTGGTCGGAAACATTTTTGGTCGGCTGTGGCTGTTGAAAGACCCGCCAGCAAAAAGAAACTTAAAGAGCAAATAGAGTTGTATCAAGAAGAGGGAGACTTTACCGAGGAAGAAGAAATAGAAAATACTATCTCTTTGACAGGCATATTTCCCATGGATCTGGTTATAGACGAAACGGTAAGGAATCGTTTGGACGAACTCTATGTGCGGCCGGTTTCGGAATATGATCCAGAGCTGGGCCTTGTGTGGTTTATTCCGCGTGAAGTTGTTCAGAGGAACACTAAGAATGGAAAGCCGTATTGGATAGTCTCAGTGATCGACAGTAATTCGGCTTTGACAAAGATTAGATGCTGGGGAATCAATCCATCAAGAGATAAAATTTTTATAAATCGGCCTTACATGGCTCGACTAGATTATAGCGAAGAATGGGGCTTCTCAGCAAGAGCCATACGCAAGACAATGAAACTTTTAGGATAGGAGAAAAGATGTCTAAGAAAAATAAAGGAAAAACCAGGTTATCTCCCAAGAAGAAAACTTCTATAGGATCCGGAAAATATACTAAATGGAAACATTCGGGACCCAACGGAGGCAACAAAGGATATCGTAAACGACCGAGAGGACAAGGAAAATGATTGCAGATATAGTATTGGGATTAAGTTATGGAGATGAAGGTAAAGGAAAAGTTACTCACCATCTTTTACGGAGCGGTGATTATACTCACTGCTTACGATTCAATGGGGGGTGCAATGCGGGCCACACCATCTACCATGAGGGGAAAAAGTTTGTTACTCACCATATTCCGGCCGGTGTTTTCTTTGGAATCAAATCGATTATTGGGCCCGGATGTGTTGTGAACTTAGAACAATTCTTTAAAGAACTTGAAGAGCTTAAAGAGGGCGGCATAGATGTAACTAATAAAGTTTTTATCGCAGAGAATGCTCATATTATTACAGATCGCCACATGGCGGAAGATAGAAATGATTATCAAATAGGTACCACGAAACAAGGTAATGGCCCCGCATATCGCGACAAGTATAACCGGCAAGGAGTTCGAGCGGGGAGCGTCCCGCCTTTGGCCGAATATGTAATAGATATCTTTGCAGAGTTTCACGAAAAAGAAGATGCTGTTATTCTGTGCGAAGGAGCCCAGGGTTTTGGCCTCGATATTGATTGGGGAGATTATCCATTTGTTACGTCTAGCCACTGCACGGCGGCCGGAGCACTTCTAAATGGTATTCCTCCGCAGGCTGTACGCAAGGTATATGGAGTCACAAAGGCATATGATACCTATGTGGGCGCCAAGAGTTTTCATGGTCACGGCCGAGTCTTTGATTTAATCCAGCAAGCTGGTGATGAATATGGCGCCACTACGGGCCGGGCTCGCCAATGCAATTGGTTAAACGTCAAAGATCTTAAGCGCGCTATGTCTGTTAACGGAGTCACCGATTTGATAATTAATAAGGTAGACGTTTTGCGAGAGGTGGGCAAATGGAATTTGCGATCTTATACCAATGATTCAATTTTCCTTCAATTGGGAAGTGAGATAGGCTGGAAGCAATATATTCAAAAATACCTACGGAGTGACGACGACAACGTTAATATTATTTTCTCAGAAAGCCCAGAAAGGATTTAAAATGATTTTACAATACTATATGATTCACGACAATGTTTACCCCCCGGCTAGGTCCAACCCCAGCGACGCTGGACTAGATTTAAAATGGAGTCCGGAAGACGCGGCCATTAGAGGAATGAGGATCGACCCCGGAGAAAGTAAACTAATTCCGACGGGATGCCGATTTGCCATTCCTCATGGTTATATGATGGAAATTAAAAATCGATCCAGTATGGCGGCGAACAAACAACTATTGGTGGGCGCCCATGTGGTTGACAGCGGATATGATGGAGAGGTTTTTGTAAATCTTCATAACATTGGCAAGATCTCGCAAGTTATTGAGCCGGGAGATAAGATTGCTCAAGCCGTCGTCATCCCAGTAATTCATGCTCGCTTTGTTGCGAGCGAAGATCCCAACATCTATGACTGGCATCCTATTACAATTTCAACCAGAGGCCCAGGAGCTTTAGGAAGTACCGGAAAATAAGATGCAAGAAGCAGCCTTACCGAAACCAAGAGGAAGAAATCTTTATTTGCTAGACCAAGTAAATCAAAATCAATTAATAAGCTTACCAAGAGCATCATCGAAATAAATGAAAACGACGTATTTCTTAAAAAGACCTATGCAATTTATGAGATGGATTATAACCCACCTCCTATAAAATTATATATTGACTCTTACGGGGGGGCTGTCTATCAATGTTTTGGGTTGCTGGGGGTGATTGAAAAAAGTAAAACTCCAGTCCACACAATTGTTACGGGGGCCGCGATGTCTTGCGGATTCATGATTCTCATTACTGGCCATAAGCGATTTGGGTACGAACACTCAACTCCTCTATATCATCAGGTATCAACCGGATTTAAAGGGAAAGTACAAGATATGGAGGAAACTCTAGGAGAGGCGAAGAGGCTCCAAGAAAAGATTGAAGAGATGACGCTTCAAAGAACAAATATTTCTAGGAAAAAGTTAAACCAAATATTAAAAAATAAGATCGATTGGTATATGACTGCCGAAGAGGCTCTTAGCCTGGGCGTCATTGATGAAATTATATGAAAAAGCTACGAAAGATTGATACTTCCAAAAGGAAGAAAGAAGCCAAAGAGGCTCAACAACGTCTAGCCGCAAGAACCAGCTTATTATTAAATATGCCACAAAAATGTTGCGTATGCGAAACAGACTTTGATAAAAAAAATAAAGAAATGGCTATGACCTGGCATGTTGTAGTATACGAAGAGAAGAACAAAATACATCTTACATGCCCGATCTGCTGGCAAGCGATTGAGCAACTAACGGAGGAAATAAATGCAAATTAAAGAAGCACTGTCTTACGACGATATATTATTGGTGCCACAATATTCAGATATTGTTTCTCGGTCCGAGGTGGACCTGGGAAGCAATCTAGGAGAATACAACCGATTTGAACTCCCCATCGTGTCGAGTCCCATGGACACCATAACCGAAACTGAAATGGCCGGTGTGATGAATAGCGCCGGCGGTTTGGCAATCATACACCGTTACAATTCTATTGAAACTCAGGCACAGCTGGTGCAGAACTCTCTTAATATAAATGGAGATCGATGCGCCGCGGCCGTGGGAATCACGGGAGATTACTTCGAGAGGTCGCAAGAACTGGTCCGATCGGGAGCAAAAATTCTATGCTTGGATGTGGCGCACGGTCATCATTCTTTAATGAGGAACGCTTTACATGCTCTTCGCAAAAAGGTGGGACTTGATATCCACCTAATGGCTGGGAATGTAGCCACCTTAGAGGGGTTCGCTGATCTAGCGACCTGGGGTGCGAATAGTGTACGCGTTGGCATCGGGGGCGGTAGTATTTGTTCCACCCGCACGCAGACTGGTCATGGCCTTCCCACCTTGGAGTCTATTGTAGCCGCCAAGATAACGAAAGCACACGGGAAGTTTAGCGACGTGGCAATTATAGCCGACGGTGGTATTAAAAATTCAGGAGATATAGTTAAGGCTTTGGCCTGCGGCGCCGACCTAGTTATGATCGGATCCCTCTTGGCTGGTACCGACGAATGCCCTGGAGAAATTATAGCGACCTCCGAAGGAAAATTTAAAACCTATCGCGGAATGGCCAGCAAGGATGCTCAGCTGGCATGGCGCGGCAAAGCCACCTCCTTGGAGGGAATCTCGACGGCAGTACCCTACCGAGGCTCGGCCTACGCCGTGTTAAAAGATTTGGAAAGGGGAATAAAAAGTGGGCTGTCCTACTCGGGCGCCCGCAGCATTAAAGAACTACAGGAAAAAGTACGTTTTGTTATTCAAAGCAGCGCCGGCCAGTTTGAAAGTTCAACCCATATTTTAAAAAGATGAAAGATTTATCCAAAATAACTTTTTTTGCTGATCCGAGAATGCACGAAGATTTGAGAATAAGAGTTCATTATGACGGCTTTGGTACTCTAAGCGAATTTTTTCGTGCATGCATAATAGCTTATTTAGAGAAGAACCCACAATTTATGGCCTTCCTGGATTTTTATAAAGAGAACGAAAAGCTTCAATCGAAGGCCAACATAAAGAAGTCCGTCAGATTAAGACACAAAGGTGAGAGTCTAATGAAGAAACTAGGTATCACTGAAGAAGAAGTAGAGAACATATTTGATTTAATTGGAGAGGAAATACCAGACCTATGAGAGAATGTTCAAGAAAATGTTTATTACAACAAAAAGACTGTGAAGAGAAAGAATGTCGTATGTGGATTAATTATCCCGAGGACAACAACTGTACACTAATTGCGGTAGACAGACACGGGCCTATGACTTTAAAAGAAATAGCGGTTCGACATCAGATAAGTATTGTACGAGTTAAACAGATTGTAGACCAAACTCTTGGCAAAATAAAATCTGTCGTTAGTTCCCTAGGTTACTAATTAATTGTAGCAATACTCTTTGTTTTTGGGAGATTTAAAATGAGTAAAAGAGACAACACACTGCTTAGCGAAAATCAAATTCGCAAGTTTATGAAATTAGCCGAATTGACCCCGCTAGCGGATGGGTTTGTGGAGGGTCTTCGCGAGGATGAAAGCTATACGACTCGCCTCTCCCAGCATCTGGGGAAGCCGAAGGGCAAAAAAAAGGCTTCGAAGCGAACGCGGGAGCACGAGAGCGAGGGCGAAGAGAAGTCGAAGGGTAAAGGAGAGTTTTCCGGCGATCCTGAAATGTCTGAGTCTCACGGTCGATCTCCCAGAGAAGGCGCGCGTGGCCGCGACGACCCCGATCAAAATTCCCGCAATGAAGCGGCCGATCCTGAAGCGCTGGAAGATTATGCGCTGGGAGACGAAGAGCGCGGCGAGCCCGAAGAGGCTCTTGAGGACGAGCTTGAAGCCGACGACGAGCTTGGCTTGGAAGACGAGCCCCTTGAAGATGAGCTGGAGCCCGGCGAAGACCGCACGGTTAGTGTAGATGATTTCCTAGCTGCTCTTGAAGTTGCCCTAGAAGATGTTTTAGGTGACGAGGTTGAGGTTGAGCAAGAAGAAGAGGAAGAAGTTGAACTTGCTCCCGACGAAGAAGAGATTGAGCTTGGTGATATTGAAGTAGAAGAGGAAGAAGAAGAATTAGAACTCCAAGAAATGGTAAATGTTATTACAAAGCGCGTTGCTAAAAGAATTGTAAAAGAGGCTCTCAAGAAAAAATAATTTTTTGATTGACAAATAAAGTAGTGGTTGCTATAATGAAGGCTGCGGGGAAACTCGCAGCCTTCGTTACTTAAAGGAAAAGAGATATGGAACCGACCACGATGCAACTAGCAATTTTAATTTGCGTTTATTTTTTTGGTGTTTTCTCATGCAGATTCTTTACACAATTTTTTGAAGTTTCTCATTCAGCGCAAATCGTAGAAAAAACTATTTATAGATGTCTTTTAATGTGTTCAAAAATTCATGAAGATGTGGCTTTCCTCAAGGAAATCAAGTATAAGCACCTACGCGAAGCCGGCTATGAAGAAAAGCGAATTCGCGAATTCATGACGGTAGATGACCAAATCACCAATAACTGGAAAGAATCTATCATACAAAATATTTTAATTAATTCACCTCGCGTGTTCTCTTTTGTTACCAAATTTACTAATTGGAGAGAGGCCATGCAGCAGCTTAATGAAATGCACGGCATTCACAAAGGAGAAAAAAAGTGAAAGCACACGCTTGGAAAATCGATGCGCGCCTTACTCGCCAACACAAATATTATATACAATTTGACGAGATCCCGGGCAAGAGAGCCTTTAACCGTTTGGTGAAAGAAATGAAGGATGAGTGGAAAATATGTGGCGATGGCTTTGATAAACATAAAGAAAATTTTATGTGTTTGGTTTCAAGAAAATTTAAATCACCAGAAGATTGGATAGAATGGGCTAGAAATTCTTCCTATGATCTGGTAGAATATACGAGGAATGGCAATCCAAAGCCAATAAAGCTTGGGAGCAATTATCGCAGAAAGGCGAATTAATGAGTACAAAAACAGATGAGCAAGATTTAGATAAGGAAGTTATTTTTGAAGAAGAGGAGGAAGAAAGTCCCCCCCGTATTGTAGG